AACGCCTAGAACGGGTCACACAAGCCCTCAGAGCCCGTCTACGGGCCGAACATACCCAGGGAGATAACATTAGGCACCTGGCAAAGAAACTAGGCGTGACAAGGGCCACAATCTATTCGTGGTTAGCGGAATGAGAAACTCCCCGCCACCTAGATGACGGGGAGTTAGCCTCCATGAGAAGAAGCGTTCACCACGAACGCATTGATTCTACTGACAGCTGTCGCAGGAAAGCAAATCCATCGGATCTACCGGCACAGCGAAACCATCTACAACCTCACGCTCACTCATGATAAGTCAGCCTTATCGTAGGTCAGCACCGAGGTCAGCAACGACATCAGGCCGGCCAGCAGGGACACTGAAGCAACCTGAATCCAGTCCACATCAAGGATGCCTGCACCGGCAAGCAACCCAGCTAGCGCAACCTGAGCCACCGTTTTCACTGCACGCTCAGTCGCAAAATCCCAATACTTCTTCCACTTATCCATCTTGACTCTCCTTATTCGATTTGTCCTCCCACACTGCAGCGAAACAGTATGAGGTTGTTATCAAAGTTACCAAAGCAACCCCACCCGTAATCAGGTCGCTGGTTGCACTGTCGTTATTCATGAGCACTGCTACGGAACCGCTGAGAAGCATGAGTGAACCGAGTGTGAAGGCAGCGAAAATGTAGCGCCTGCGAATCTTCCAGGACGGTTTCATGTGAGGATCGCTACCATCGGGCTGATAATTGCGGCCAAAAACCCAAAGACCCCGATTACTTGCCACATTCGGCGCTCCAACGACCTTATCCGCAACTCATGATCGTCAATCTTTGCTTCTGAGTCAGGCAGTGAGTTTGCAATTTTCTCCAACAGGCGGCCCTGCCGTTGAACCTCCAAATAAATGTCCCTCATTGAAACCTTTACACCAGCAGACTCAGGGTGCTCCTCGGTCATAGCGAACCCTCATTCAGTTTGCGTTGAATCGTAGACCAAGTGCCACGCCCCCACACACCGTCAGCTGTCACACCGATACGCGCCTGCACAGCCTTCCTGGTTGGTAGGTCAAGTTTTCCGGTTTGGGGAGTACCCACCCAAGCCTGAATCGCCTTATAGGTCATTGCTCCGGCCACACCATCCACACGCCCAACATAGAACTTCTGCTCCTGTAACCATGTCTGCCATTGCTTCCAGGTTGCGCGATCTTCACGCCCAGACACTTTCAGTGTTGATGCTGCGGAGTTGCCGTTTAGGTAAGGTGTGGGATCCACATCGGAGCCCCACGCGCCTCGAGGCCCACGCCTCACCTCGAAGTGAAGGTGAACCCCAGTGCTCGCCCCAGTAGTCCCCGAAGTGTAAATGAAAGTCCCAGCCTCCACCCGTTCACCAACGCGGAGCCCAGTCTTGTGAGCCCCATGATAGTAAGCCGTATGCACTTCCCCATGATCTATGAGCACAGTGTGACCGCCACCCTTCGGGCTCCAACCAACATGAGCGACAACACCAGGCGCAGCGCTAGTGACTGGGAAAGTGCCAGCTATGTCTAGTCCGCGATGTTTGACCTGTTTTCCTGAAATCGGGTGCTTACGCATCCCATACTTACCATTTGGATTGACAGTGAACCCGTCAGGCCAAGGCTTAGAGAGCCTCATCAGGCACCTCGGGAGCAGTCACAAACTGGTCAATGTCAGCATCATACAAATCGCCTACACCGGCAAACTTTCCGCGAAAATTACCGTTGTAACTTGTCTGAATCCAAGTCCCACCAAGCCTAGAAACTAGCCAAGACTCACCCTCATCAGGTAAATCGTTGCTTGTCACCACAACGCGGACAACCCTGCTGCTCTCGTTAATCTCAGCCCAGTGCGCCATTAGGTTCCCACTCTCACAATTACTAGACCGGAGCCACCGTTGGCACCGTTTCCATCTTCAGCACCGCCACCACCACCACCAGTGTTATTGGCTCCTGCTGTTGCATTATTTGCGCCAGTAGCGCCAGCCTTGCCGCCACCGACACCGCCAGCGCCACCAACAGCATCTCCACCTCCACCACCGCCACCGGAATAATAGTAAAGCCCACCACTTAACTCACCCGTAGAAGTTGCTGACCCGTAAGTTGAAAAAGCGGAAGAACCAGCGCCACCAATCCCACCATTATCAAGGACTAGAACATTCCCACCGACAGCGCCGGCACCAGCACCACCGCCAGCCGCAGAAGCGTTACTAGCATTTCCACCAGCGAAACCACTCCAGCCGTCAACAGGTTGCTGACCGGCACCGCCATTACCGCCGCCTCCACCACCGTTGGCCCCGTTTCCTCCTAAAGCGTGAGTGCCAGTAGCAGAGTTTTCAGCGTTCCCACCACCGCCACCCAAAGCAATCAAACCCACAAAGGAGGAAATGTTGCCTCGTGCACCAACCTGACTAGCACCAGCGCCAGCACCACCAGCACCACCAGCACCAACCACAACCGACACAGTACCGGCAGACACAAACCTTTGCGTCAAACCATAAACAGCACCACCACCGCCACCGCCACCAGAGTTACCGGCTGTAGCAGAATCACGGTTATTCGCCCCACCACCACCACCAGCGACAAGCAAAACATCAACCATACCCTCATCAGTGACAATCAAATTACCTGAAGAAGTAAACACATGATAGGTAAAGCCACCAGCTACAGCAGTGGAGTTACCACCCGAAATAACAGCAGTTCCAACACCGCTTTCCAAAACCTCCCACGCCGAACCGGAATAATAAGTCAGCGTGTCAGTGTCTTTCAAAAACGCAAACTGGCCCTCCACCGCAGTCCCAATCGCTGAACCACGCGCAGCAGTGCCAGCAAAGACGAGCACACCCTGCATGAGGTAGTCGTTTATCAGCTCTTCCGTCAAAATCTCTCCACTGACGAACTCGCGGTAACCGCCTGCAGCCATTAGAAATCTCCCCAACTAGTTGTGTAAACCGTCAATTTGTCTGTGTCCTTCAAAAACGCAAACATCCCCTCAGAAGGCGAAGTGATCGCAGCATCCCTAGCCGCAGCCGAAGCAAACACCATAATCATCTGTTGAGCCATGAATGTGTTGACCTCCGAGGCAAGAAGGACATTCCCATCCTGGAACACCTTGAAACCTGCACCAGCCACAACGCCTCCTAGAAACCAAGAACGCCCGGAGCGCCCTCACCTATTGTACCGAACTCCGGGTCACCGATAACAAACAAGGATGTCTGCAACGACCCCAACCCGAACGTCACCTGATGGCTCCCAGGGGACACGTCATGCGCGATCTGAATAATCTGCCCGTACCGTTCCACCTTCGCCCCCACCGGAGGATTACCCGGTGTAAGTTTCACCTGAGCAACATCACCAATCTCCAACGCAAACACTTCAGCCCGTTGTGGAGCCGAAATTTTGTCCACATCCACACGGATCGCCTGAAACCGCAACTGTGGCTCAGAAAAGCGCGATAGCAACAAATCTGCTAACCCCTGCACCTCATCCGCATCATCAATCAGAGTGTCCACCGTCAACTCTGCAATCCCATAACGGGTTTGCGATAGTGCCCCAGAAGCCACAGCTGTAGACCCTGGGCTCGTCACCGTAATCGAGTTATACAGTTGCTCCGTACCGTAATCGAGTGCCGCCGGTGCAAACGGAATCCCAGTCCCATCATCCGCAAACACTGTCACGTTATCCACTGTTGGAGTAGTCAGCCGGTCAACAAACGCAACCCGCCCCGACTTATCAATAAACAACAGTCCACCTTCAGACTGCTCCACCTTCTGCAAATAGGAGAGCACGTTACCGTCAAACACGTCAGCACCAAGGTCACTGTTGCCGGCATCGATGACACGATCTGCAACCGGCCAATCCACTGAAGGTTGCGACAACACTGCCTCAACGCGGGCACCCGTCAACTGTGCCACCGCAGTCCCCGGAGTTAGCTCCTGTTGTGCAAGAAACGTGAAACCATCCGCAGCCTCCAACGAAGCAGACTGCCGACCATTCGGTTCGAAATCAAAATTCCAGTCAAGAATCTTCCCCACATACTGAACCGCTGTACCGTTAGCCAACACGCGCACATCACGGCGAGGCACAATATCCCCGAAAAAAGGTGAACTCGTATATAGAGGGTCGAACGCACGATCCTCATTATTCACTGTCACCGACAACGTGCCAGCGTTAAACCTGTCCAGGTCACGGTTCTTACCCCGCGACAACGACAACCCTGTCACCCTCGAGGTGATGTCCGTGAATGAAATTCCACCAATAGTGAACTCAGTGGAACCGATAACACCAGCCACCGCATCATCCAACGTGAACGCTTTAGAGAGCCCCAGCTCAACCGTTACCGACACGGGTTACGCCTTCGCAAACACTGGGCCAGAAGTACGCTCATACCGTTTGATCGCGTTGACAATCTGCTCACCAACCTGAGCCCCATTAGTTCCCATACCCGCC